TGTAAAGATTGCATTTCAAGGTGTGGATATAACGGCTTCTGTCCGTCCACACCTTAAATCTTTTCAGTACATCGAGAACGAAGGTGTGGAGGCTGATGACTTCCAACTCGTAATTGAGGATCGCGACAAAGTGTGGCTCACTCAATGGCTCGATGAACTTATCGAAGCAGCCGCAAAGAGCAGGCTTGGCATGACGGGTATACCGACAGAAAGTAATGCTCGGAAGTTTGTCACTCAGTTATATCGCGGAGCACTCGGCAGAGAACCGGATGCCGGCGGTCTTAATTCGTGGGCTGGTCATCTACTCAGAGGAGCTCCCGGCTCAAAAATCGGACATGGTTTCTTTTTCTCTCCTGAAATGAACGGTCGCAGGTTAAATAATGCAGCTTACACCGAGGCTCTATATAACGGAATGCTCGGTCGCAGGTCTGAGCCTGCAGGACACAGGCACTGGTCAACGCTCCTAAACAAAGGCCATTCACGACAAGCTGTGTTTAATGGCTTTGCTCACTCTGCAGAGTTTCAGAGATACTGTGCGAGGTTTGGGATCTACGCCAATACACCGGAGGCTGTCAAAAACGAGGACGGAACAACGCAGTACAGGGTGACTGCTCCCGGCGGTGTTTATACACGCAGAGAGGCAAAAAAGAGCAGTGCGATTGTTGGAGCACTTGCCTTTAATACCATCGTTAACGTGCAGTCCGTGTCAAACGGATGGGCTGCGTATCCGCTGAGTGAAGAGCGGACGGTGTACATTCAGGCGAGTGAGATCTCACAGGTGAACACTGTCTCCTTGCCGCCGGATCTCGGCTTCCTGATGCGCGGTGAGATTATACGCAACAACTGGAACTCTGACGGTCGGAATATAAAACTCGACTGTGGCCAGTTTCAGCTTGACGAGGTCGGTCAAAAAGCACCACCTAATGAAATCGCTATCAAGGGCACATCCCTTCCTTATGGCATCGGTGTAAGAGCCGACAAAAAGACGCGTGAATTCAAATCAATCCATCTGCGTGACCTTGCTTCACAGATTGCGAGAGAGTGCGGTATGGCTATCATGTTTGAAATGTCGATCAATCCGCTTTACGAGGAGCTCGAGCAGAAGGATGAAAGCAACATCCTGTTTCTGCAGAGGCTCTGCAAGGAAGTAGGTATAACGGTAAAAGCCACAAATAACATTTTAGTGCTGATCGATACTGAAGCGTATGCAAGAAAGCCGCACATCATCGAGATTAGACCCAATGACGGATCCTACGAAAAAGAGAAGTTCAGCACCGGCACCATAGAAAATAGGAGCGTGAATATTGCAGAGTTTGATATGCACGGCAATCCTGAACTCACATCTTGCCTTACGGTGCTGCTGACCGGATGGGGTGCGTTTAGCGGAAAATACATTATTGAGCGTAGTGAGCACCGGGTAGCAAACAACGGCTATAAGACTCGAATAAAGCTGCGGTCGGTAGTAAGAATGGGAGGATAAACCATGCCGGGACAAATTGGATGTCTGGGTGACATTATTTTTAAGGTTGACAGTAAGACCGTTCAGACATTTATGGACATGACATGGTCTGGCTCCGCAAAGATAGCTGAACATAGTATACACGGTAAAAAAGCATTGACTGAGTTTACAGGCTCGGATGCCGACAAGCTTTCGTTCAATATGATGCTGACCGAGGAGCTGGGTGTCAATGTAGAAAAAGAGATCGACAAGGTCCACGCCCATGCCGAGAGAGGTACAGCACTGGCTCTCGTAGTCGGCCGCAAAACATACGGCAAGTATCGGTGGTTAATAAATGCTCACAGCACAAGGGTGTTAAATCATGATGTTTCGGGTAAAATCACGGTCGCTATTGTGACGGTAAACATCATCGAATATTTGCGGTCGTGAGGTGATGATATGCAGTATTTACAAACGATTCTCGCTATTGTGGCTGCAATAGTTTTTTTACTTATAACGGCTTTTGCATTGCTCTGTATCGGAATGGACTCGATGTTTCGCTCCGGAGTAATCAGGATCAAAGGCCTTACCCTGTTTGAGCATATAAAAGAAAGGTGGGAGAGAGATGTCGCACGTTGTAAGAGCAGACGATTTAAGCACCGTAAAGCTCAACGAGACTGACCGTGTTGCTGCAACCTTGCAGGAAGTGGCAGCAGTGCTGTCAACGCGGAGAGGCTCAATCCCGCTTTATCGAAACTTCGGGCTGCCGATGCGATTTCTTGATATGCCTGCCAATGTTGCAGTTCCTGTCATGATTGCAGAGGTAACGGAGGCGATACAGGAGTTTGTACCCAATGCGGAGCTGATTCAGGTAGTTCCGATATACGACAATGAATATCCGGCACGAATGATGCCGTCTGTGGAGGTGAGAATATTAAATGAGCAGGAATCCTGAACACAAATTCGTCAGTACCGATACCAATGAGCTGCTGACCGATTTGATAAGAATGTACCAGAGGCTCACCGGAAGGACGTTATCCCCGGCAAGCCCGGATAGAATGTTTGTGCAATGGGTAGCAAATGCATTACTCATAGCATTACGCTCTACCAACTTCTCCGGCAATCAAAATCTGCCAAGCCGTGCAGACGGTGAGAATCTTGATGCGCTCGGAGAGCTGTTTCAAGGCACAGAACGTCCGTTAGCACAGCCGGCAGTCAGTACACTCAGGTTTCACATAACGAATGCACAGCCCTTCCTGATACCCATACCGGAAGGAACGAGGGTGACAGATGCAAGCTCGTTAGTGAGATGGGTAACAACCGCGGATGCGGTGGTCGATATTGGTGATACCTCAGTCGCTGTGCCAATCGAATGCATGGTGCCCGGTGTCATCGGGAACGGGTTTGTACCCGGACAGATAAAAACACTCATCGATGTTACAAACGTACCTTTTTATCTAAGCTGTGAGAATATCACGATCAGCGAAGGTGGCGCGGAGGAAGCCACAGACGATGAATATTATGAGCTGCTCCGTAACAGCCAAGACTCCTTCAGCACTGCCGGTGCGAAGAACTCATACATATATCACGCTAAAAAGGTGTCGCTTGAAATCGGTGACGTTATTGCCAACACACCATCACCCGGAAAGGTGGATTTGTATGTGCTTATGAAAGACGGATCCATCGCCGGTGACGAAATGAAGAGCAAGGTTTACGCTGCGTGTAATGCAGATAATGTACGTCCGCTTACTGATCATCTCGAGATGAAGGATGCGGAGCAGGTGGGATTCGATATCGGAGTCACCTATTATATGCCTTCTAAATCACAGATGAGCCTCGAGGATACACGCATTGCTGTTGAGGAAGCAGTCAACAGTTATATTACATGGCAGTGCGGAACTCTCGGATTGGATATCGTGCCTGACAGGCTTATAAAACGGATCATGAATACCGGCGGAGTTAAACGTGTGGAAATCACCACACCCGTATATACCGTTTTGCGTGACGGAAAGAGTGCTGACGAAAATACCCAGCCTCAAGTCGCAGCGATTGGTGAGGTAAACGTGGTGAATGGAGGTTTTGAAGATGAGTAATCCTTACGGACTCACCACCGAGAACCTTATGAGCACACTTCCGGACTTCCTTCGTAGAGATGAAACGATAATGGCTCTTGCTGAATCGATAGCTGAGAAGCTTGGCTCATTGCCAGAGCAAATTGACTCCATCAGGATATACGCCATGATTGACGAACTTCCGGAGGAGCTGCTCGACATCCTCGCCTATGACTTCAAGGTCGATTGGTGGGATCCGAATTATACAATCGAGCAGAAACGGCAAACCCTGAAGGAGAGTTGGACGGTACACCGGCAGCTCGGCACAAAAAGAGCAGTCGAAACCGCAATGTCTGCCGTGTACAACGACACCTACGTCAGCGAGTGGTATGAGTACGAAGGGGATCCCTTCCATTTTATGCTGCACATTGACGTCACGTTTGAGAATGCGGATCCAATCAAACATCAGCGCGTACTCGACAGGCTCGAGTATTATAAAAATCTTCGGTCATATTACGGCATCGAGTACTCGGCTCGACCTTACGGACACTGCACATCATACTTAGGAGCTGCGGCTCTGTGCTTGGCCGGTGAAATGACCGTGAATGTGGAGGTGTAATATTATGCTTTGGGAAAATGCGGTAGTAACAAATGCCGGGCTGCTTTTACTTCAGCAAGTGCTTGAAGGAAGGCGGCTCTTTTTAGATTATGCAATGGGCGGTACCGGAACGTATCCGCCGGAAACATTGAAAAGCAGGACTTCACTTTTAAATCAAAAACAGCAGTTTCCGATCATCCAACAGAAAAATGTGCATAACGGAAAACAGGTCGGAGCTCTTATCACAAACTTCGAGCTCCCTGAATCGTATATGCTCACGCAGTACGGAATCTTTGCACATATCGAAGGTGGACCGGTCACGCTCCTTGCAATCCTGCAGGACTCTGAAGGTCTGAAAATACCATCGAGGACTGAGATACCGGAGTTTCACTTCGTGTTTTACGTAATAATCGATTTCAGCAATGAGGCGATATGGGAATTCACGATCGACCCGATACTGAACCGACCTCGTCTCGAGATGACGGATCCGACACCGACAACACCGGGTGCGATTTCTCAATTTTATACAAATGTGGATACAGGCTCCGTATTCCAGTGCATAGACACACGGTACGGAGTTTTTACATGGCTGCAGTTAATCGAAGGCGGCATCGCAAGCGGTGCTGCAATACTTGGCGCTTCGCACTTCGGTGCAGCGTACTTAATGGAAAGGACATAAGAAAATGAAAGGAATACCAAAGCTGATTCAAACTCGGGCAGACCTGCAGAACCTTTTTGCAATGTATAACGCAAAGCAATTTGATGAAAACGAGGTCGCCACATTCACCATGCGAGTACGTGCGCTGTATGCAACGCAATATCACAAAGTGCCAATCCTCGATATTCAGGGTGCTCTCATCACAACGTACTACTTCCCGGAAGCGAAAAAAGGCGGAATCACCGAAGACGAGCATACTATCAAGGATGTCGAACACGTAGCGGATCCCGATTCTGAACCCGGAGCCACGCAGTACACAGAAAGTCGGATCACCTTATCGAAAGCTCCTCACAAAGATGTGAAGGTGCTTTCTCTGTACATGGAGGATAACCACCTCGTACATCATGGCTTCGATATTGCCGAACTGAAATATATACTGGGGGTGCTTAAAAATGCCAAGATTGATGATTGATGATGCAACGAGGACTAATCCTCTTGCGCTTATTACGACCGCAAAAATGGCGGCAGTTTCCGATTTAGTAACTCCCGTCAAGGAATTTATATCCGTTTCCGGTGATGCAGGGCTGACCGTTTCGGAAAATGTTGTTGTTACGGTAGGTAGCGGTATTTTTGTCACAGAGCGTACCAATTTGAGCGTGAGTGACCTCGATGCCGGAGCTGCTTTCGTGATTGGAAATGACTACTACGTGTACATTTGCGATAACAATACGGATACTGAGGTATTCAAAATATCTCTCAATTCAACATTCCCGGTAGGCTTTACTGCCAACAACTCCCGAAAAATAGGCGGATTCCATTTCGGAGTATGTCGCAGAACAAATGCGATACTGGATCCAATCAATACTGCCGGAGTGATCCGCGGTGCAGGCTGGCAAGGAAACATCTACAACGGCATCATCGGGCGGTCAGTATGGACATTAAAGCACCGTCCGAAATGCTCTCCTGAAGGCATGACATACCTCGGTGGCGGTACTTGGGTGGACATCTACATTTCAAGCCTTAACGGCTTGGGCGGGCTGCAGTCGGCTTATAACGAGCTGCCGGCGACCGGTACCGAAGGTCTGCACGTACCTTTGTTTGCAGAGCTGCTTCAGGTATCAGATAAGCGCATGATGACACTGGCAGAATTTTACCAATGTGCGAAGGGAGCTCCTGCCGGTGAAGCGAACAATAATACAAACGCATGGGCTATGAGTACCAACACGGCTCGTCAGCGTACCGGCTTTGTCGGTCCTGCCGTATCGTCAATCGGATGCCGGGATACCACCGGTAACGTGTACGAGTGGCTTAATTCTTATGGTGCATACTTCACTCAGACGGGTGCAAACTCAATTCAAACGGCAGGCTCATGGCGCGATGTAGTCGGCGGTGCTGACTACGGTCAAGCGTGGTTGATTGCAGACAATCAGCTTGTTTCACTGCTCGCGGGCGGCCTTTGGAACCTCGGTGCGTCTGCTGGTCCGCGGTGTGTCCTTGTGTCCAACCGGCCGTGGCACGTGCTCACGTCCAGCGGTGTGCGCGGCGCTTGTGATTCCCTGTAATCTGAACACCTGTGTTCTGTTAAGCGTTACGATAGTAACGCGTCCGCGTAAAATTTGAAAATTACGTATTTCGTAATAATGCCACGAATGCCGGTCTT